CGTCAGCCATAACTTACCCCCCTAAAACAAACAATTGCTAAAAATATGACCGATTCGCTCGACCTTTTCCCTCGACCTTGCCCGCCGGAGTACCTTTTAAGCCCCCTAGGCGTCCTTCAGGGCCACGCGCGACACTACCCACGGCCCGTAGGCTAACACCTTCTTGGCGCTCTCTGTGCGTAGGCTCCATCTGTGTTTATCTACGGTCGCTACAGCAGCTGCGTTAGGCGTCCATGTTGCTCGCCTGTTACCTGTGCCGCCTATCGTTATACTCGCATGGGCCACAACTTGTAGGTCGGTATTGTTTCGGCTTTCAATACACACTTCTAGATTACCCTGGGCTGATAGGTCAACAGCCACATCGTTAGCATCGAACACATCTACACTGACTGGGCTGCGATCACCAACGGCTATATCAATCGTGGTGCCTACTACTCGCTCAGGTGCTTGCGCAGATAGCGGGCTAACCGTAATACTGGTTGATCCACTCGGCCCCTGCTCTAGAGCGTTAGCAGTAAACCGATACACAGCACCATCTAGCTCTAGCGTATTGTCTAGCTTGTCTGTGGTCGCCTTAATCGCAGCAACTTCGGTGTCAACGTAGTTATCTAGCGTATCAATCTTGCCTTCAACGGTTGTTAGCTGCGTAGTAGTTGCCAGTCCCGCCTGTATCTCGGTCACTGCACTTGCTGCTATAGCATCGCTATCGATCACATCGGTCTGAAACTCATGGACATCTGCTGCAACGTGATTTGATCCTGTCACCTGTACCGTTCGGTTGCTGTTCGCACCGATCAATATCCGATCTGCGTTTTGCATCGAGTTGTTGAGTTGCGTAACGTCCACTTGCAGTAGATCGCTGCCACTCACCACTGAATCGTATACTTGCGCGACGATCACATCGTACCTGTGATTACTCATCGACATTGCGGAGTTATTAACAATGATGTCCAGTCGTCCAAGACTGTCTGTGTTGGAAACGGTTAACGCAATCGTGTAGTAACCATTTATAGAATGCGTGACCGTTGCACCTGTCAGCACTGCCACCGAACCATTCTTGGCAATGCTGAAGTCCGCTAGCACCGCCGTTGTCACGGCAACACCATCAGCATCTAGCACTGGGCCGACTGTAACGGTTGCGGTCGTGGATTGTTTTAAAAGTTGCATCAGGTCATCCCCGTTAAGATTCGTCGGCGTTTGCTGCCCGATGGGAATTGATAGTAGGTATATTGTTTTGGTCGTGGTTGTAGGCCGATGCCTCTGCGGGAGGCTAATAAAGAAACTTCTGTAGCAGTTAACGATCTATTGTAAAATCTTATATCATCCATTTGCCCATCTAATGCTCTTGGCAGGGAGCCGTCAAAATCCATACCTATTCTCAAAACCCTTGATACTGTTACTGGAGATGCTGCTACGGTGCTAACTAATTTACCGTTAAAATAAAGATCCGATCTATTTTCCCTACCACAAAAACATACATGATGCCACTTATTATTTGATACAGGATTAATTGAGCTTAATCCTGCGGCAAAATTACAGTCCAAATCGCCTGAACTATTTAAAAATCGTATGTAGACAAACGGCGATCCACTTGACATGGTAACAACACCGTCAAAAGCATTTTGTGTTCTAGTAATAAAAAACGCACTAATACTGTATTGCGTATAATCGTTAGCAAACTTTGGAAGAACCACATGCCCAAGTCCACCGTCGAAATCCAACGCCCCCGCCCCTCCACTCACAACCCAATCATCGCTGGTCATATTCGTCAGCGTTCCATGATTGCCGTAACCACTGCGGTCAATGAGGCGATACCCCGTTGCTCCTAAACTCGGACACCACGCACCAACCAAGCCCTCGGACAGCGAGCTATGCTCTTGCTGCGACTTGACAATGACCGAGTAGGTTTTCTCGCGGGTTTCGAGGTAGTCGGTATGGCGTGGGGTTGACTGGAGTCCGATGCCACGGCGGGAGGCAAGGAGACGGATTTCGGGAGGTGTTAAGGCGCGGGAGTACACCCTTGCGTCATCGATTTGGCCGTTAAAAGGCGATGAATACCCAGCATCTGACCTGTTCGAGCCAATTCTGTGTGAACCTGTTATTGCTACGTTTGGGTTTCCTAAACTGGACTGTACGCCATTGTCTATCTTTCCATTGACGTAAACATCCATCGTTGCACCTCTCCGCACGCCACAAACATGCGTCCATGAACCCGTAGCTGCCGACGAGTTGCTGTCTGCATAAATCAATCTTGTTAAAGATGCTTGCACGGCTGACGAACGAATCTTTCCAGTTGACAACACATCCAAAAATACGCCTGAGTCAAGTACAGTACCGTTATAAGCACCAAAGATTGTTTGCCGTGTTGCTGATGAAGTTTTAATCCATGCTGACAACGAAAAATCTCCAGTGCCTATATTCGTTGTCCACGGATTATTGTCTACAAAATCATTCGACCCGTCGAAATCTAAACTTAACGCCCCGCCACTCACAACCCAGTCCTCGGGAGTCATATTCTGAAGTGTACCGTGGTTGTTTTTGCCTGACACATCAACCGCCCGATACCCCGTAGCACCACTAACGCTTGGGCAGATGGCTAGGACGAGGCCTTCCCTGAGCGAATCGTAGTCCGACTGGCTGCGGGTGATGGCTGCGTATGTTTTGTCTTTTGGAGGTTTGTAGGCGTAGCGTTTGGCGAAGGCGGAGGAAGTACGGGAGTTGGTTTTGAAACCGATGCCACGTTCTTTTGAGAGGAGGGAAATTTCGGTGGCTGAGAGTGCGCGGGAGTAGATTCGGATGTCGTCGAGTTGACCGTTAAAGTTTTGGTCTGTTGCATTTGCAGACCTTTGCCCGATTCTAATTCGCTGAAAAAAAGCACCATCAGGAATAGTGCTAGTTGTGTTTGTATTTTCACTAACACCGTTTACATAAATTTGTCTATCTGTTGCACTATTGAAAACAGCCGTTAAGTGATACCAGATATTATTGGATAAAGTTGTAGTAGAAATGGCTTGGTTATTTGCATTGTTTTGTGATAATGCCCAAGCTTTTCCAGATACGACAACCAAAGCGAAACAATGTACTACTGCTCCGTTTTCCCCGCCAATGTCGATGACTCCGCCTGTATGGCTCGCTGACAGCCTAACCCAAGCCGACAACGTAAGTGGCGTGCCTTTTGGATAGCCTGAAGGGATTCCAATTTCGATTTGGTCATCATTACCGTCGAAATCTAAAGCCAAACCATTGCCAGACATTACCCAATCACTCGCTGCATCCATTCCGGTAAGCACGCCGTGATTGCTTCCAACTCTATCAACGAGGCGATACCCAGTGCTGCCTAGACTCGGTATCCAAGCAGCAACGAGGCCTTGCTTCAAGTTGGCAATATCACGACTCGACATTAAGACACCGTGTCATATACAGGCTGAACGCGAATCTGGTGATTGCCAGCAGTGGCGTTCAATGCAACCGCCGTATTGTGTGTGATAAACAAAACAAACTTCGGTGGTATGTCGCCACCAAAGACCGATGACATCAACACCGGCCCAAAGTCATATTGCTGATTGCTCGTTGATGTTGTCGCCATCTCAGCAACAAACCGACAAACGGCATTTTTGATTTCTGCAAGTGGTATGGTCTCTGCGGAATTCGTCCCGTCGAAAACAGTTGGCCAAAGTGAACCCGATGAGTCCATAGCCCCTACGGCCCATACTTGAATGGATCGACTTGCCGTGGGCGAAGTGCCAGTCATCACTTTGCCACTAACCCAGTAATCACGACGGCCATCAACGGTGTTGTCCACTGCACTCGACTCTTGACCAGCCAACAAGTTGGTATCACTTGCCAAGCTAGCTAGCGTCATCGACAGGTCGGATGCTGTTGCGTAGTTTATCTTTCCGGTTGCCATTAGATGCGTACCTCACTTACTGCGATTTCTTTTCGTGCGTTGATGACCAAGCCAATACCGACTTCTGGCAGACCGTTTTGCGATGTCCAGCTAACCGTTGCATCTGCGAGTGCATCGAGGTCATTAGCCTGTGTCGTCGTCATGAACCCAAAGGTAAGCAGGCCGTCTATCATCTGTTGAACGCCTGGTATGTCCATGTCTGTGCTTTCAATTTTTGGGTCTGTTACCCAGTCAATAACACTCACGCACAGGCCGGCTGCAATCGTGTTGGCCGACAACTGGCCGGATTTAACTGCGGCCCAGTAGCCAGACAAAATTGCTGTCTGTTTAATCTTCCAGTTGGGTACCAGTTGCCGGATCGCTACGGTTTTAGCATTCACCGCCGCTGCCGCTTCGGCGTCGCTCATGCTTTGATACTGCGGCTTACGCAGTTCATCTATTAACGCTTGGGTACTCACTTAATTATTCTCCTGCGTCTTTGTAATATGCTCCCACAACTTTACCCTGTCCGCTTGGCAGTCTTTCAGCTCATGCTCGATGCGCTCGGTTGTTTTATCCATCCTGGCCATGGCTTCGCTGTGCAGCTTTTCGACGTGCCGCCACAGCATCCCAACAGCGCCGCCCATAGCGGTCATGCCAGTTAACAGCGTCCCTAACAACGTCAAATTCTCTTGCATATTTTGGCACCTTATGGTGGTTCACTTACGGTCTGTAAATTGGTTATCGTTGTCCCACGGTTTACCGAAATAATGTAGCCAGTAATATCGGGCAGGTTGGTCTGCTCGCTGGTTGCTTCCATTAGTCCCTGAGTCAATTCAATTCCGCAAGGTATACTGCAACTACCAGTTGGTAAATCAGTAGTGTTTGGCATCACGCTCCACACGTCGTAAATCTTGATAGTTGACCAGCTGAAACTACCATAAACAGACAGGTAACCATCAAACTCTAGGGAATCGACGCGGTTAGTCAGCACTGCGCGCCACACTGTATTTCTTTGGTGTAGTTTAACCAGCGATCTGTGGCGTTCTGGAAAAGTTTCTTTGCTCGCTTGTAACAACTCGGCATGGCCAAAAAACGTGCTAAATTCTCTTTCTGGAAAAAATATACCGCCTGCTTGGGTAGATTGCTGATCCCAGTCCTGAAGCGCCACTTTAACGCCTAGCATCTGATTCGTAGATGTGCCTGAATATCTAACCTGCGCAAAACTAACGCCGTTAATGGCGCATGGGACTATTTCGCCCATGCCTGCGCGTTGCTGAACTACGCCATGCCTAAACCAATGCTTTTTAAGTCGTATTAACTGTGCGGAGTAAATAACTGATTGCTGTCTATCTCTGCGAGGTAAATTTCTGACGTCGTACAGATACTGCGCTGGCCCTACGCCAGTCACTGCAAACGCTGGCAAATATACACCCCAATCGTTACGCACTAAAATATGGCCGTTTTCCCAGGCGTTCCTGATCTGCTTGGTTGTCAAGTTACCCGCGCCGGCTTCCGCTTCCTGGGCCACTTTTAGCATCCGGTTAGCGTCTTTGGCTGTCAGGTTTCGGGTTAGATTTTGCCCTGTTAGAAAAACGGTCATTGGCCGATCCCCAGTAGCGAGAAGTCGGCATCCTCGTAAACCTTTTCGACGTAGGCACAAACTGGCCGCTTGACGATGGCCTGCCCTGTGCTGTCGTCTTGGTCAGCGTACAAAAACCAAACAAAATCATGGCCCTTTTTGTTAATGAACATCCCGTTGACGTTCAGGTTAGCCACGTTGGGCGAGGCCACAAATGAAAACTGTAGCGAAAACTCATCTTCGTTGCGTAGTCGGCCTCGGGCGCCCACAAATAGCACCTCACCGGCTGCCTTTTGCCTGAACGTCGCGTTGTTTTTGGTGCCAGTCAGGTTGTACAGGGTGTTCTTGTAAGTTTCGGTTACTACGTTGGCTGGGAAAATAAAAGTCTCAGACCAGCTAAACGTAGGCAGCAGCACATCGACGCCGTTAACTCGGCCATCCTGCACGTTAATTGCACCCTGAAAATTGGGTGCTTGGGTTGTGCCGCTGTTGGGTATCCTGTACCTGGTCGTCTGCTTGCTCTGCGTAATGTTTTGGTTCTGGGTGCCAATGTCAAACTCGTACTCGTACTCATTGACAAGCAAACGCCTGGCTTTGTCGTACCTAACGCGTATTTTCCAGGCGTCATTGCTCATGGCCTCGTAGCCTAGACCACGCTTTACGCAGCCCTGGAATGTTGCTGGGGCTGCGTCGTCGGCTGCGTCGAGTGCTACGCCTAATATGGCAGTACCACTGACAATGTAAACCAGCTCGGCGCGGCTATCCTTTCCGTCCCTCGATGCGTCACCGCTGCGGCTCTCTGGTGAATGCTCTATAACGCTTATCGTCATTGCAGACCCCCATTGGCAACTTCGTCTACAATGGCGCCGGTATTAGCAGCCACTTTATTTAGGGCGTTTAGCATGTCCTGCTGAAGGCTCTGCGCCCCGAGTCCTGCAATGGCCTGTGCTGCAAACGTCCCAGCGGTTTCCATGCCACCACCTGCACCCGCAAAGGCTACGCCTGCCTCTAACTGCGCTCGCTCGGCCCGCTTGGCAGCTTCCTCACTGGCCCGCTTCTGATCTGCTGCCATAGACTCAGCTAGCTTGGTCTGGGCATCTACCACGGCCTGGGTTCGCTGCGATCGCGCCCTGGCTGCGTCCTCTTGAATGTTCGCCAGCATGGCGGCCTGGTCTAGCTCACGCTGCTGCCTACGCTTTTCTAGCTCAGTACCTAACTTGGCTGATTCTTTGCTTTGTTCGGCTGCGATCATGGGGGCGCCTACGCCAATGCCAGTCGCTGCACCTTGGATAAAATTAGCTGCGCTGTCCAGGCCGGCTCCTCGCAGCACATCGGCCAGCGGTTTGCTGATTTTCTGTACCATGCTAAACGTCGCGCCAGTCATGGCCTGCATGGCCTTGGCCCAGACGATTTGTATATTTGTCGCTACTGTATCGAAAACGCCCTCGATGGTCGTCTGCATCGTCACCAGGGCTGACGAAATACCCTCAACTGCGTAGCTGAATGCGTTGCCAAAAAACTCGGTCGTAGCGGCCCAGGCCACTTGCAATGTAGCAAACGCAGTTTGTGCTGACGCGACAAACTTCAAAACATCCATTAGCCACTGCGCAAACGCCTGGCCGGCTATTAGCACAGCGTCTGTGAGGTAAGTTAAAATCGGGGCTAATGCGCCACCAATCAAATTAGCCACGCCCTGTAGGGCCATGCCCATTTTGTCAATAGCATCATTAAAATTCGCGGCTGCTGCTACCTGCTCAGCTGATAGGCTTACGCCAAACTTTTTGGCTTCCTGCCGCATGGCTGCCATTTCTTCGCCACTGGCAGACAATAGCGGTATCATATCCGCGCCAGCCTTGCCAAATACCTGCATCGCTAGGGCTGCCCGCTGCGTCGGGTTGGTAATCTTTTGAAACGCGGCAAAGATAGCTTCCAGCTGCTGATCTGGTGACTGCTGTTTCAATGTTTCAGGGTCTAGCCCCAGTTGCTTCAGTGCCTGGACATTGCCGCCTGATACCAGCGCTTTAGTGAACGTCCTAAATCCCTTTTCAAGCGTACCGAGGTCGCTGCCTGATAACTTGGCTGCATAACCCAGCTCAGACAATGCCTCTGTGGTTAGCCCCGTTCTCGCAGCTGCGTCACCAACCTCATCGCCATAGTTTGCGAAACTGCGAGTAGCAGCAGCAGCTGCGGCACCAGACGCCAATAGGGCGCCGCCAATTAACTTGGAAGCGCCTATTAGCGGCTTGGCAAACGCTTTTAGTCGGTCTGCCGCTTGCTTTAGTGTTCGGCGCAAGGGCGAATCGTCCGCAAATATGCGAACAAATGCGCCCCCTGCCTCAATGCCTTGCTTGGATGCCATAGCGGCCCCGCGTTAGCTAATTACCGTCTTGTAGCTGATTAGTACGTCAATATGCGTTGCGGTCGCCAGGTCGCTACCATCCTTGATAATGGTGATAGCCGTATTGGCGTCGTTTGGCACAAATGATGCGCCATCGGCCAGGATAATACCGTTGGTGGCCGTTCCGATTCGCAGCAGCGTTGACTGGGTTAGTCCAGCTACCTTGGCGTCCATGAGCTTAACCACGCTGGCCGACTGGGTGCCGCGCACCATAACGCCGGTTGCAGTTGCAGCGTTGCCACCGATCGCGATCAATGCCAAATCGACCAGTTGATACTGAACCCCTGCAATCGCTGGTAGCAGCGTAAACCCTGCGTTAACCTGGGCGGTTGTGACTCGGAAACGCTTTTGTTGTACGCCCTGTTCAATCACGCCTGGCAGGTAAACAACGACACTGGCATCGCCACTAACCACGCTTTCCACGCAGTAACCAATCAAACTACCCGAGGTTTCAACTACGGTTGCCGCGCCGCTGCCGGCTGTGCCGCTGACTGGATCGCCAGTAGGATTCCAAAATACCTTAGCGCCGCGGGTAATAGCGCCGGTAATCTTTGGCAGCTTGACGGTGCCATTGACTACTAGCGATCCACGCTCACTCGCTGCGAGGTCAGTTGCTACGACGCCTAAAATACCTCCAACTCGGGCTACGTCACCCGCTGCCGCTGCGCTGCTTGGCACATAGGGCAAAATGTCTGTCACTGTCTTTACTTCGGCCTGACTCATTGCTTTGGTTTCCTTTTCTTAAACTGCTCTACTGCCTGTTTCCAGCTCACATTTGATTCGCCTAGCGGCTTGTAAAAATCGCTCGGCTTAATTGTTTTGCCGCCTTTGCGTTTGTGTACGTTGTACACTGCTGCGGCTATTGTACCCGCTTTGGCCCATTCTGCTTTACGCCTACTGCCTACCATGAGCAGCAGCTCGCCCAGCGTCAGGTCAGTTGGGTCGATTCCGATTTCTCCTGCACACTCGATTGATAGTCTGTACCCGTCAATTGGTTTGCTATTTCCTCGTAACTTTCCTCTAGTGCCACCCTGGCCTGGTTCCTCATCAGGCTCAGCACTTTGTAACGGCTTGCCTGGCTCTTGATAAAATTTAGGATTTCATCGAGTAGCGCCTCCCTGGCTGCGTCTATAACTTCGCCGGCTAGTACGTCCTCTAGTTGCTCTTTGCTGCGATCTGCATGTTGCTTTCGAGCAGCTGCCCAAACCAAATCGCAGACCAGCACAGGGTTGGTAAACAGGGCTGGAAACCAGACCTCAATAAGTCCTGGGTTTAGTCGCTGCTCATTGCCCTCGGCATCGAGGTATGGCAATCCTTGGCAGTCTCGGCAGACGCCTACCGTCCAGCGCAGATGCCACGTTTTCTGTCCATCGCTAAAAGTCATCATGGGGGCGCCGTTCCCGTTGCTACTGCCACAGCGTTGGCCACCGCTGCTGGAACGTAGGTTGCGTCTACGGTGATGGCATCCTCGAGCGGCTGCGATTCTGTCCAGCTACTAAAGAATCCCAAAATACGCCAGCCATCGCTAGTGGCTACTGTTTGCAGCCCGTCCAGAATTAGTAAATCCAAATTTACTCGGGTCTGCGCTGCGGTCTCCAGTGCCAAAAAATCTGCGTCGTCTTTGTCTTTGTGGAACCGAAAATCTACGCTGATGTCGGTTAGCGCTGGCAATTGTAATCTGTAGTTGCTGTCGCGGTTGGACGCGTCAAACGTGCTGTTTTCCAGGTTAACAGTCACCTCAATCGTTGGGTTAACCAGCGCCCACGTTGGCGATCCATAGGTAGCCGTGTTGCGGTATACCTTGCAGTCTATGCCTTTTAGCACTGCCATATTTTGCGATCCTTACTTAAATGCGTTTTTAAATAACTCAGGTACTTTTGCTGCGTTTTTGTCTAAGGCTGGGTTCATGTAGGGGTGCGGTTTATAGTCGGCTTTTACGGCTTGCTTTCTGCCGCGTACCATTCTCATCGTTGTTCTGGCCCCGCCGTATTCCAGCGTTCCAGGTGCTTTGGTGTTGCTTAGCTTGATTGGCCCGATAGTCACGCTCTCGGCTTTGTCTACGACAAAAAACAAAAACTTTTTTAACTGCCCTTTTACCTCTCTAGGCGGCTGCCCTTCCTCGGCTGGCCGCTTTCGTTTTTTCATGCTTCGCTTGGCATCGCTGCGAACAAACGCGCCGGCTTTTACCAGCGCTCGCCTGGTGCCTTTGTCTTTGGCTGATAGCACAGGTCGCGAGTTAAACTGCACCTTTGCTAAATCGAGCCTCAGGTTAATCATCGGCAGCCACGCAGTAGCTTACGGCCAAACAAACGCACCCGCTTAACTGGCTTGCTAACCAACTGACGCACTGGCTGGCTAACTACCACCGCTGCGGCTGGTGCCGGCTTTTGGGGCATCTGGCATTGGCCGTTAGGGCAATCCTGGGCAAGTGCTACGGTTAAAATCATGGTTGCAATCATGCTACTGCGCTCTCCTCGGTAAAGTCGATTTCTCGCGGCTTGACGTCGGTCATATCACTTAAACCAACGAAAGTCGTAAATCTTGATTCCAGCATCTGGCGTACGGCGTTAGGGGCCACATACGCCCAGCCACTCATGCCCCAGCGCTTTGACCAGCTGTTATGTAGTAAATACCAATATCCGTCGCCGCTGCTGACGCCCACAGCTGCATCTGGTAAATAGCCACCTAGTACAACTGCATGGCCGCCACCACCTGGCCTGAATGACTTGATACAACCTCGGCTGTCTGGCGTCATAGCCTGGCCCCAGGCGATCCCGATGTTGACTAGCCCAGCTCCTGCGGCTAGCCAGGTCTTAGCCTGTGGCTCGGTTTCGATAAACTGCGCTGTGGCGATCTTGAATTTTGTCGCTGCGTCCCAGGCTGCACTGCTCATGCTTTGCCAGCCACCGCGGGGGTAAACCGCTGGCACTGGGTAGGGCAAGATGTTTTCTGGGCAGATACCGTAGTCTTTGGCTAACCTGGCGCCACCGTGTAACGTGCTGCCGTTGTCGCCAATAATGCCATCAAGGCGCTGCGATCCCAGGTAAGCAAATAGCCGGCTCAGTTGTAGGTAATGGCCTTTAGTCGCCAAATAGTGGCACCACTCTAGGCAGCTCGATAGGCTGTGGCCCTGGCAGCTGCCCATACTGCCCTGATCCTCTGTAACCAAAACCGGGCGAGGGTCTACGCGCTCTGGCTCGGTTGTCATTTTTAGCAAAAACGCTGGCGATTGCTCAATGATCGCGTCGCGGTTTTCTAGGTCTAATCTGTAGCCGTAGTTATCGTCCATACACGCCCCTAAACTGCTGCCCGAGGTCGCGTAGTACGGTAACGTCTGCCTTCTTTAGCTCGCCGTTGCTTAGGTTGTTTTCTAGGTACTGGTCGATGCCAATGGCTGCTTGCTTCCTTGCCTGGGCAGTCTCGGGCTGCAAATACTCTAGCAGCTCGGTATCGGTTTTAATCGACCCGTTTTCCACTGCTGCCGCTGCCTGAATAAACGCGCTACTCATTCCGATTGCGTAATCCTTCAAAAACCGGCTTGCGGTCGTTTCTACCTTCGGCTGGCCGCGCTGGCAGCCTAGCACTAGACCAAACGACAATAGCGAGGTCAGCATTAGCAAATCGAAAATAAGTTGTGCGCGGTTATTGCTGATTAACACGGTCAATGATCCTTGCAGCAATAGCCAAAAACACTTCGCGCAGCATGGCATCCAGTTGCGCTTCAATCAAAATGTTTGGAATGCCTGGAATGTCTAGCGGCCCGATGTAGTCGTCGTACACCTGGCCCAGCATCTCTAGGATTTTCTCTTTAGGCAAATCGCCAATGAACGCCACTAGCTGGCCCAGTTTGTCCAGTAGGCGGTCAATCACGCCCAATTTGTTCATTAGGCCGCCACTCATGGGGATACCAGCGGTCAGCGTCGTTTCTAGTTCCTCGATACTCTCGATCATGCTAGCTCCTCGTAACTCGCTCGTAACACACTTGAAAACTGGCTGTAATTTCGCCACCTATCCTCACTGATAGGTACTGGCCACTCTACCTCAATAGCTCGCCAGCCCTCGGGCGGGTCGTCCATCAGGTTTTTCTGTATCAACTCCACATCACCCAGCCACAGCTCGGCGTCATCGTCCCAGGTTGCCGTATCGGTACCGAGTGGCGCAAAAAACGCAACAAACACGGCCATGGTTTTGGGGGTGTTGCTGCGGTTTCTAAACCCAATCGTTGCGTCGGCTGGCGTTACCAAAATCTTAGGTGCGGTCAGTTCGGCGCGCTCTATCGTCGGTATGTTGGCCACGATGGTTTCGTAACCAGTCAAACCGTTGATCTGTGTCTTAATCTTGTTTCTCAGGCCAAACCAGACGCTGGTCATATCGCGCCGGCTCCTGTCTCAATGCTGTGTATCCTCAGTGTCTTTTGCTGGCGATCATGCCAGCGCCAGGCAGCCTCACCCCCGATCTGTACCACCGTGTACTGGATCGCTGATGCGCCGCTGCCGGCCTGTATCCTGTCGCCAGGTAGCGGGCGCGTCCCTGCACCCAGTCCGGCTTCCAAATCTGTTACATCTATCAACCAATCCACCTGCCTACCAGTTAACAAAACACCGTCGCCGGTATCTGTCTCAAACCTGGTTTCAGCGCTGGTGGCTGTAACGCTCACGGTGTCACCATCCTGGGCATACACCACAGTTTGCCCTAGATAGCTTTTCCGCTGCGTTCGCAGCCACTCAGCGCCGTTGGCAAGTAAATCCACTATGCTGCGCCCTTGCTCTTAACCCCAGCTCGTTTTTCCATCAGGTTAACGCCAAAATCGTGATAGCCTCGCATGGAAATACCCAGCAAATCAAAATCAGCGTCGGCCATTTCCACGGTCGGGGTTTCCACGCCGTTCAGGAAAACAACCTCGATGGTTGCCATTTCAGCTGGGCTAGCCAGCAGATACCAGGCAGTTGTGCTGTAGCCTGTGTAGGTGCTGTTGCTCAAATATGGCGTCGAAACCGGAACAAATCGGTTAGCAAAGACGTTTGCGTTTGGTACGCGTTCGGTCGTTGCAGCTCCGCCGGTATTATTGTTAGTCGAAACAAACAACTCACGGGCAATGCTGTCCAGTTCTGGCGGTACTAGCAGAATGCGTGGCATGATGCCCAACGGCTCACCGTCTGGGTCGGTCTGTTTCATAAACTTTTCAACACCCTGGCGCAGACCTTCACTTGCAAGGTTAGTTGTCGCGCCGCTGATGTAATTGTTGTTGCCCGAGGCAAAAAACGATGAGTTGTCCATAAACTCAGTCCAGAACACTTTGTTGAGTTTGGTTGCAGCCCCTCGGCCCAAACGCTGGCGAACGCGGTTAAATGCGCCCATGTCGTCGTTAATAATGTCGCGTCGGTCGATGCCCATAAACTTGGCATAGGTATCGGCCTGGTTGGTGTACTGCACTTCGTTCAGCGTACCGTGTTTGATTCGCTCGCCTCGGCCCAGCTTTTCATAGTCAACGTCACCTACTAAAGAGTAGGTTTCCATCTGCTTGAAATCGCTAACTGGGCTAATGAGGGCGATCTGTCGCCAAGCGTTATCAACTGCGTTAAAGGCGTCCATAATCATCTTGTTAGCGACGTTGGACAAAATGCCCGATACGTCGTAGGTCGATACACCGCTGGCAGCTTCGACTGGGGCAAATGCTGCTCGCAGCAAGCTCTTAACGTCCTTGTTGGATTCGCCAGTCCAGCCATTGCTTCGGGCTGCCATGCGCAAAAACTCGGTAACGGTCAAACCACGTTTCCAGTTTTCTCGGGCAGCCTCAAGGGCTTGTGGTTTGTAGTATTTTTCTGAATCAAACGCGCTGCCCATAGCGAGGGCCAGGCCGGCCTCGATGACCTCGCCCGTCAGCTTTTGGCCGCTATTGCGTCGGATGCTCACCCCGCGGCTGCTGCGTACCAGGCCCAGCTCAAATTGCTGTGCGTCGGTTTTGTTGTCGAGGGCATGGGTTGCTGCTGCCTGAACCGTGTTGACGTCGTAGCCTAGCTCGATATATCGCTTGCTGATGTCAACAATTTCTTTCTGTCGCTGCTTTTCCAGCTTGATCTGGTCGAACAGCCCTTTAACGTCTGCCGAGTCTGTGCTTTCTGTTCTATCTTCCATTTTCTCTGTTTCCTCTCTTTGCGCGGCCACCGTTGCTTTAGTTGTGCGGTCTGCGCCTAGTGTCACAAAACTTACCTCGTACAACTCACCACCTCGCACAACATATGCGGGGCCATTTACTCTCGATCCATTCACCATGGC